GTCATCTGACTCCTGGATCTGGTATTCCTCCACCTCGTAGGCCATGCCCTTGCGGAACCACGAGACCCGCACCACGGCGAGCAGCTCGTAAGGAATGTCGCCGACGGTGTACCCCAGGGTGGGCTTCCTGGGGCGTTTCGACTGGGGCGGTTCCTTTTTCACGGGATCTCTCCAAAACACCCACGCGGCAACCCGCATGAGCCCTAGGAAAAAGTTAGGCGGGGTGAACTGGCCCATCAGTCCCACATCCGTGCGGCTTCCTGCATCAGCTGCTCCAGCTCTTCAGAGGTGCGTTCTTCCCTTGGGGAGGGTTCAAAAACCTGTCCCGTTATGCCAGATCCATTGGTATGACTGGGAAGTAAATCGGGACACGGGGTAGGGCTGTCCTCTTTTGCTCCAGTCTCCCCATCAAAAGAGGACACGCTTAGGGGCTGTCCTTTTTTACTTCCCAGTCCCTGACTGGGTTTTCCTAATTCAGGACACTTATTCACACACATATCACGCGAGAGAACAGCCTGGTACAAATTGGAAGGCCTGGCACCTGTGGAGGTCTGACCAACCACCTCAACCAAGCCCCGCGAAGCAAGCCTCTGGAGCGCCTTGCCGATAGCGGCCACACTTCCACCGCACAGCGCGTCCGCAGCCAGGTCAGAGCGGCTCAGAGAGCGCGGATATGCAGCCCTAAGGCGTTGGAGCACCCTGTCGACGATGGAAGCCGGGCTGGCGCTGTCGGTATCCAGCTCCACGTAGTCCGCTAGCGAGAAGGTGAGGTCGCTTTCGAGCTTCATCAGCAGCTTGGAGCCATCGCGGCCAGCCCTGGACTTCTCCACGGTGATGAGGCGAGCGTTGTAGCCGGTCTGCTCCACCTGCTTTTTGTCTGGCCGCCGCAGTCCCCACACTTCATCCACAGCATCCCGAATGGCGGTGCTGCCCCGGAACCCGCCGGTTTTGTTGGCGTGGTGGATCAGCAGGATGGTGCAAGCCGGGAACATGCGCCCGTTGTTGTTCGCCAGCCAGTAAATCGGGCTCGCAAACTCTTTTTTGTTTTCGTCGAACGCCGAGCCCCTGCTGCAGCCAGTGATCGAGTCAATGATCACGAGCTTGGGTTTGTGCTTCTCGATCAGCTTGACGAAGCGGTAGTACCAGTTGAGGTCCCACCCCATCACCACTGTCACGGGGTCAGTGCGGCGAAACTCCAGATCCCGCATCTGCTGCTGAACCTGAACCTCGGACTGGTCGCCATTAAGGATCAACACAGATCCCGCCTGCACTGGAACGAGATCGCCGCGCACAGAGAACGGAATCCCCCGCGCCACGTGCTTAGCGATGGTCCACGCGGACATGGATTTGCCATCCCCACCAGCGCCGTGAATCATCACGGTTCCAGGGCAAGGCAACAGATCCGGGATCAGGTACTCAAAGTTGAGGTCCTTGTCGAGCAGATGAGACATGGCCATCTCGTCATCTTGCTGCTCAAACTGCATCTGAGCGATCAGCAACCGCTCCAGAGCCCCAGCGTCCCGGTAGCCAGCTTCGAGCGCCAACACGTTCATCGCGTGCGCAGCTTCAGCCGGGTTTTGAATCTGCTGGATCTCTTTCGCCCGGCGAATCACCTCGGCGTAGGTGATGACGACTTGCCGAATCCGGGTGACGTTATCGGCCTCAACGGCCATAACAACTTTTCGCAAACCGGGTGAAAGCCACATGCGCCCCGGCATCTGCTCATCAGCCATCCAGAACAGGGTTCCGAGGCTTACAGGCCCTTTGCGAAAACTTTTCCAGACCTCTTCACAGGGATTGTGGTTTGAATCTCCCCACTCCTCTGCGTACTCAGGATCATCGGCAGACCATGCCGACCACAACATCAAGCCAAGATCATTCGGCAACTCCGAGTGGATCGCCATCCCCACCTTGACCCAGTGATCGCGGCTACCACTGCCCTGCCCAGGAATAACTCGCAAGGCGGATTGAATGATCTCGGCAACCTCAGCTGGGTCTCGATCTGAGAAATCAAGAGATTTACGGTTTTTGATAAAGCCGCCGTCTTGAACGTCCTTTCCGGCTGCATCCCGCATCTCCGCAAGCAGCCATTCAGGAGCATCAGGAATGACATCCAGATCGCCTTCAAAGCCGTACTGACCAGCTGGAGCCTTCCCATCACTGGAGCCCGGATAAGCGCCATAGAGGACGCCCTGACGGCCCCAGAGCACCTCATACCCAGCGCCGGTATCCGACAACCCAAAACCCTTCACCGAGGCCCACAGAGCCTCTGGGACGCGAAAGAGATACTTAGCGGCGTTGGCTTTGGTCGACGTGATGACTGGAGCACCTTCCAGCGACTCGCCCCACTTCTTTTTGAGACGACTGAGATTGCGATCCACATCAAGGATCACAAGCCCGCCACTACGGGCACCAGTGAACGCCCCCACCGCCTGGAACACATCAGGCTTGCGCTCAATCTGCAGCGCCACATCCGAAGGCGCCATCACCGTGTGATGACTGCGCTCTAAGGGCGTCTTGCCCTTGCTGATTTTCCCGGACTGGATCGCCTTGCCCTTGGCGTAAATCGGGGCATAAGCGATTCCTGCAGGCAGCTGGCGCACAAACGCCAACAGCTCCTGCGTCTTACTTTGAGACATGCTAGACTCTCACACGAGAATGTTCATCACGCCCTACAGCCTTCTGGCCGTAGGGCGTTTTCTCATGCTAGCCAGCTCGTCAATCCCGTGTTACTGTATTAGACGTTGCCCTCGGGCGACCACCAAAACGCACCAAACAAATGCCTTTCCTGTCCAAAACCGCTTCGGCCGCAGTCAGCTCTAATGCCACAGGCGGCGGATACCTCAGCCTTAGCAAACTGCCCGATGGCGGCAGCGTCCGCTTCGCCCTACTCACTGACGAACCTCTGGAGTTCTACGAATCCTGGGGCCAGTCCAACGGAGCTTCTAAACCCTTCCGCTTTGAATACGAGCCAACTTACGAAGATGTCGTGGCTGAAATGGGCGATTTCGAGCCCCGAGAAGGCCGAGGAGGCCCCGGAACAGCCGACGTAAAGTTTGCCATCGCTGTCCCTATTTATTCATACGACACGGGTAAAGTTCAGGTTCTGCAAATCACTCAAAAGTCCATTCTTAAGGAGATTGATTCTATCTCCCAGATGGAAGATTACTCTGATTTGCTTAACTGGGATTTCACAATCAGCAAGAAAGGTTCAGGTCTTTTGACCGAATATACGGTTCGTCCTGTACCTCGTAAGAAAGGTTCGCAAGAACACATTGACGCGGCTTGGCTTGAGGCTAAAGCCGAGGGCTTCGACATTTCGCGCCTACTCACAGGCGGGAACCCTTTCAAGGCCGCTTAAGTCGGTATAGTGGTTGGGCAGCGGTGCTTACAACACCCTGCCCACGACCAACCGCACTACCGGCTGATGGCACGAGCTTATCGCTTGCTCCCTAGCGCAGAACTGCTTTGGGAGCTTTTCGAGTACAGACCCTTGACCGGCGAACTCGTGTGGCGCAAAGCCCCGAGCAACCGTGTTCGAGTTGGCTCAACAACAGGTTCAACCCACATGCAGGGGTATGTATCGACACGCTTAAACGGAACTAGCTACCTGACGCATCGCCTTGTGTGGCTCTGGTTGCACGGCGAAGATCCCAAAAATTTTCAAGTGGATCACATCGACGGCAATCGGTTGAACAACACGTGGAGCAATCTGCGTCTTGCTACTGCCTCACAGAACGCTTTCAACAGCAAGACACGCAAGCACAACACATCAAAGGTCAAAGGTGTTCGCCTAATGCCTAACGGGCGCTTTCAAGCACGTATCCGAAAAGCCGGTGTTACCCACCACCTCGGAACTTTTGACACTGCCGAGCAAGCTGCACTGGCCTACGAAAAAGCCGCCGTGCAGTTGCACGGGGAATTTTCTCGTGTAAGGTAAATTCGGGAAAAAGTAACTAAATGGCCTCCAACACCCAAGACACGCTGGCAGGACTGCGTAAATGGAGGCTGGAACAAGACAATTCAGGCCCCTTCCGGGTCTACCGAGACATTAACGGTAATATCTACCATAGTGTTACACACATCCTAAAGGAAACAAGCGACAAAACCGGATTGGAACGCTGGGAAGCTCGCCTGGGACCCGTTGAGGCAAGTTGCCAGCGGAATGTTGCAGCAACCCGAGGCAACATGGCCCACGGTCAAGCGGAATACCTATTGAAAACGGCAATGCAGCTGGCACGATCCACTGCAAACAAGCGCAACTCCATCCGCTGGGACGAACAGGGATTGGCACGCATCCCGGCCCCCATCACGCAATGGGCATTGAAGAGGGTCCGGCCAAATGTTCCAAGGGTTGGCTGGAGCGCATCAGGCTACGCCCGAGGCTTATCCGACTGGATCGCCGAGAACGTCACCGAAATTTTTGCCAGCGAATTTTCCATTCACCACCCCGCCGGCTTCGCCGGCACTTGTGACGCATTGGTGGGAATGAAGAATAACGAGCTGGTACTAGCGGACTGGAAAACCAGCGTGGGCCGCAAAACCAAGCTCGACGATGAAGGACTGGAACGCCTCCCGCCGGGCCATTCCTATATCGATCAGTGCGGTGCCTACAGCCTCGGCCTCACCCACCTCACCGGCCTCAAACCAACTGGAGCAGCCATCGTATTGGCACGCCGCTGCGGCAACCCCAACATTCACACGATGACTAGGGCAGAACTAGACGACGCTGAAAAGTCATTCATGGCCAGGGTGGAGCTTTACTTCGACCAGCTGCAAAACGCCATTCATGTCTCGGCCTAACGGCCTCGACGAAAAGCCATTCATAACTGCCATTCATGTATTGTTTCGGCCATTCATAGCCTCAATACCTGGTACGTATTGGTACTTTTGCCGATACCTGTAGGCGCCCGATCCTCCCACGGTGGGAGGTCTGCTGGTGCTCAGCCCTCCGGGCTTCGCACACTGCGTCTCATGAGTCTCACTGAGAAGGGGAATGAGAATCATTCTCAAGGCAAGGACAGCAGAAAGGCTCCCATGGTGGGAGCCCGTTAGGTCAACTGGAGCGTGCTCACCCCTGCGGGGTTCGCACTTTTCTAGAGGGCTGAGCTTTTCCCGCATCGCTCCGCTTTTTCCGGGGGGATCCGGAAGATGCTTTGACCCTCACAGCTGGAGCGGCTGGAGCTTTTTCTGGTGTGCGCGGAAAAAGTCCCGTAGCTTGTGGAAAACAATCAGCGGGAATGTCAGCCCCGCCATTGATGCGCTGGCAGTCTCGCCAGTACGGGATCAGCTCCCGGAATAGTTGGAGCGGGCCTTCTTTACCGTGCTGTTGCTGGAGCGTTAAAAGGTCAGCCCAGTCCGAAGCCTCGATGCTGGAGCGTTCAATGGCCCATCGCAGATCGCGTAGGTGGCGCTTCTCAAGGCGCAGCTGTTCGCGCTCAGCCTCTCGGCTCTCGCGCTGGCGTCCCTTGGTGGTCCACTCACCCCCGGTCATTCTTGGGGCTCCGCGTAGGCCGACTCGATGCGAGCACCGCAGCAGTCACAGTAGAGGGCTGGATCTTCCCAGTTAGCCTCAACCGCCACCAGACCCCAGCCGTCTGTGCCGGTTGTGGTTGCGATTGATTCGCGCTCAGCGCTGGCGCACCTATGGCAGCAGGCGCCGCCATCGTGAAAGATGCCAAACAGCGGGTAACCGCCTGGCCAAGCGTACGGGCTGGCACTGAGCTGATCAGCAAGCCGTAGGCTGCGAGATTGTGTGGTCATGGTGCCCTATGGGTGAGGGTTACCCTCTAACACTACCACCAAGGGCAAGCGGCGCCGACCGTTTGAAGAAGTGTAACAGTAGGGAGGGTTATGGCTGGCGCTGGAGCGATGATGGGGGCTGAACACCTAGGGAGACAATCCCACCATGGCAACCACACCCAAGGCCAGCCCCGCTCTGCTGGAGCGTATTGATCGTCTCGCCGGATGCTCCGGCCACTGGCTGCTAATTCGAGATGGCGAACCCGAGCGCGATGGTTTCGGCTCTTGGCACCAAAGCCCGGAGCGCCATCTCGAAACCTGCCTAGCCGAGCACTGGCGCGACGTGTCTCTCGGTTTCGTGCCCACCTATTGCGGCTGGAGCGATTACGCGAGCACCGGCCTTGTGGGTAAGGCTAATTACAACGTGCTCATCGATCCCTCCAGCACGCCGGACCCGCTCGGTGGAATCCTCACCGTTGGTTACGGCTGGAACGGTTCCGGCGTTGTGCTCGATCTGTTGCGGGTTTCTGCTGACGTGCTGGAGACTGTTGAAGCGCTGGAGTCCTACCCGCTGATCAGTGAAGACGAGCACTCCAGCTTGGAGCTGGAGGAGATTGAACGGGCTTGGCAAGACTCCTACGCGTCAGACTGGCGCGATCTCGTGCGAGATCAGCTGGCCGCATACTGCCCAACCGACGTGCTGGAGCGTAACGCTTACGGCCCGAGCACCGCTAAGTTCTGGGCTGATGACCAGCTGGACTCACTGTTTGAAGACAAGCTGGAACGGGAACTGCAGGAACTGTTCCAGCTTTGCCTGGAGTGGAGCGGTGAAGGTTGGGTAGTGGAGGATCTCAGTAGCGGCGCGTATCTCAAGCTTGAGAAGGTTGCACGCGGAATCGACCGCTCAGACCTAGTGGCGCTCACTGGCTTGGCACTGCTGCCAGCGGATCATGAGTGGCGCCGGGAGTCCTACCCCTGGCCGGATGGTTCCGGCGGTGCTCTGGCTCCCGCGCTTGCCTAGTGGCGCGATCTGCTGTAATGTATTTCACGAGACCCAACCCATAGGCTCACACGATGACTCGCTACACCACCGAACAGCTGGCGTCCTTCCCCTGGATCGTCAGCACTGACACGTTGCGCACCGATCACTTGGCGGATGCCTACCTTGGCGCTTTTGACCGCTTGGAGCAAGACATACCGGAACCGTTCCGCTCAGATCTGCAGCAATGCGCCGCTTACGCTTCGGACCTTACCGGCCCGGAACCGTGCGACGCCTGGGATGAGGCTACTGCCTGGGCTTTCGACCGCCTGAAAGATCTGGCGCCGACTGGTTTCTACTTTGGCGCGTCCGAAGGCGATGGCTCTTGTTTCGGATTCTGGTTGCAGGAAGAATGGGCAGAGTGCCTGGAGCATTGCGGCTTTGCTGCAGACTCTGACCCTGCGGCTTTGGTGCCGATCATCTCTGAGCTGTGCAGTTCTGGCGTTGATCCCGATACCTACCAAGACTGCTACCAAGGCGAGGCAGAAGGCTACACCTCAGAACAGGCCGGGGCAGATTACGCTCAGCAGTTGGCCGATGAGTTAGGACTGCCCCCCAAGCTTGACGGCGCCAGCTGGCCAATGAGTTGTATTGACTGGCAGGCTGCTTGGCGCGAACTAGAGCTTGGCGATGCCTACTGGTTACAGCGTATTAACGGGAGCCAATGGGCAGTATTCCGGCCTTGCTAACTGGCGTTCTTACCGATCAACGGCCCGGCCAGTAGGTCGGGCTTTTTTCGCGGCGCTCGCTACGCTCGCTTGCGAAACGTGAGACCAAAGAGGTTACCATAAGAGCACAGCAGTTTGTGACATTAACCGTGGAAGAATCCGCTTCCCACGAAGTAGAAAAGCCCACCACCGTCGCAAACGATGAGGCAAAGCGCTGGCGCGGTGGGCGCGGCCCTGCAGACAAGGTGGAAGAGCGCGTGAACTGGTGTTATGCGGAAATCTTGCGCGGTGGAACACGTCGCCAGGTGACCGCTCGCCTTACTGAACGCTTCGGAACGTCCCTGAGAACGGCAGACTCTGACTATTCGCGTGCTTTGGAGCTTTTAAAGGTTGAGCAAAGTGCTACAAGGTCGGATCTGCTGAACCAAATACAAGCGCTCCGCCTTGCGACGGTGAGAAAAGCCCTAGCGAAGGGTCAACTGCAGACCGTAGCAATGCTGCTCAAGGACATGGGCGCGGTGATTGGAGAGGCTGCACCAGAGCAACAGGCCGCCGCTGCACCCACGCTGAACATCACGGTGGAAGACAAGCGCCAGGGCTAGCCATCTGGCCGATAGTGTGCAACAATGGGAGGCAAGCTAACCCCGCTCCCCACCATGGATCGCCTCCTTACCCTCGCCGCACTGCTCACCGCTTGCGGTGTGCTCGCGATGGGCGCCGACAATGCGAACCAGCTGGCACGCTGCGAGTCTGCCGGACGCTCCGCTGCCGAGTGCCGCCTGGTGGTGCTCGGTCGCTGATCCGCGCGGTTAATACCGCCAGCCGCCCCGGGACTGAGAATCATTCTCACCCGGGGTAGGGTTCGGGATCGGCAAAGGGCAGGTGCGGCCCAGGGAACCTACTGACATATCCTCAATTTCTTCTTCTGTACTACACCGGGGGCAGGGTAGCGATTCCTGTAATACCCTAGAAAGTACCCATACCACCAAAAATGCCCGATTCTGCTGGAGCACTCACCCTTCGCTACGCCCAAGGCGAGGTGTTTTCCAGCCGAAAACGCTTCAGAGTATTGGTAGCTGGCCGAAGATTTGGCAAAAGTTATCTGTCATGTATCGAGTTATTGCGTGGGGCGATCGAAAGGCCGGGCGAAACCTTTTTCTATGCCGCCCCTACATACCGAATGGCGAAAGACATTGCCTGGAAGGTAATGAAACGCCTCGTCCCAAAAGCCTGGATCAAATCCAAGAACGAAACGGACCTCAAGATCGAGTTAGTGAACGGCTCGACGATCGAACTAAAGGGCACTGAAAACGCCATGGCCCTGCGAGGCCGCAGTTTGGCTGGCGTCGTACTCGACGAAGCCGCATTTATGGACGCCGAGGTCTGGTTCGAGGTGATCCGCCCCGCCCTCGCGGATAAACAAGGCTGGGCATTGTTCATCTCAACGCCCGACGGCACCGCCAGCTGGTTCTACGAACTCTGGCAATACGCCGACAGCGGCGACAAGGACTGGAGCCGCTGGCAATTCACCACGATCGACGGCGATAACGTCCCCCCGGAAGAAATCGAAGCCGCCCGTGCCCAACTCGACCCCCGCACCTTCCGCCAAGAGTTCGAGGCTAGCTTCGAGAATCTCAGCGGTCTCGTTGCCGTCTCATTCGGCGACGACAACATCGACAAACAAGTCCAAGACCTTCCGATTTTGCCCTTGCTGCTAGGCCTCGACTTCAACGTGGAGTTTATGGCGGGCGTGTTTGCGGTCAAAAAAGGCGAAGACCTGTGGGTATTTGACGAACTGATCCTTACAGGTGGAGCGACAACCTGGGATTTCTGCGAGGCTGTCCAGCAAAAGTTCGGAATTGAGCGCCGCATCATCGCGTGCCCCGATCCGACCGGCGGCGCTCGTAAAACAGCCGGCGTCGGCCAAACAGACCACTCAATTCTCCGCAAATCAGGCTTTACGGTGTCTAGCCCTCGCGCACCATGGAAAATTCGAGACAAAATCAACGCCGTAAATATGGGTTTGCTTGACGCCACAGGTCGCCGCCGCATCCATATCCATCCCCGCTGCAAAGAACTAATCAAGTCCCTACGAACCCTTACATACGCACCAAACACGGGTCTACCTAACAAAAACTTGGGAGTTGACCATGCTTTCGATGCGCTGGGCTATCTCTGCCTACAGAGCTTCAACCTCGCCAAACCAGAAAGCCTCGGCAAAACGTCCTATCGTGTGTGGTAGCACCCTCCCTGGCACACAATGGCGGCAAAAAAGCCCACCAAAGGCCAAAAGAAGGTCGAGAAAGTGATGTCAGAGTATAAATCTGGCGCACTCAAGTCCAGCTCGGGCAAAAAAGTAACTAGCCGCAAGCAAGCCATCGCCATTGCGATGAGCGAGGCTGGCATGAGCAAGAAAAAGAGGAAGTAACCATGGCCGCCGTAGCAACTACAAAAATTAACCGTTACACCAATACAGTCGAGTACTACGGCGCTGCAATGACCGCTGTAGACGACTGGTTTGAAGTAGGTGCTCACTCTAGTGAGTACACGTTTGCGGTACTTGTTACCGGCGGCGCAAACTTTAAGCTTGCCTTGGAATGTGGCTGCGCTGAAAGCGCCGCGTGGTTTACCATCGAAACCAGCAAAACAATTAGCTCAAACGGCGCCTACACCTACCCATACACAGGACGAGCATCTTCTCGCATCCGCGTACGCATTGAAGAAATTAGCTCTGGTACTCCTAGCGTTACACCTCTTATTGCAGTCGCATATCACGGCTAATGGCAATCCAAACCGTCAACGGAGGCTGTGTTCACATCGAAATTGATGCTGAAGATGGTCTCACCCACGCCACTTTTGTATTCAAATCTCCTCAAAACCCCGAAATCCTCGGCGGCTTCGTATCAATGCTTGCCCAAGGCATCGAAGTGCTGGTTCCTATTTCAGATCCCGACGACGAGGAAGACGACGATGATTGATGCCAAAATAAGTACACAGTAGGAGCCTAGCCGTGGTCTACAGCGCCAACGTCCCGCCAACTGGAGCTGTAGTCAGCGAATCCCCGTTCGTCCGCAGCCTCGAAGTCATCGGCATGATGCCGGACTGGGGCGTAATGGCAGCTGTCACGCGCGGCACGAACTACATCCGCGACATGAGCGAGACTTACCTCCCTCAAGAACCGCGTGAAGACGACGACGCGTACCAAACCCGCGTAGATCGCAGCGTCCTCAGCCCGTACACCAGCCGCCTGATCGAAACCGCTGCTGGCGCCATCCTGCGCAAGCCTATCCACATCGAAGGCGACCCCTACTGGCTGGAGCTTGCACAAAACATCGACGGTATCGGCTCCAACATCAACGAATACGCCCGCCGTGCGCTTGTAAGCAGCCTTACCTATGGCCACAGCGCGATCTTGGTGGACTATCCCGCAGCAATGGGAGCGCGAAATCTTGCTGAAGAACGCGCCCAGGGCCGCCGCCCCTACTTCGTGCACGTCGACGCCCCCCAGATCTGGGGGTGGCGCAAGGAATCCGGCACCAACCGGCTACTACAAGTCCGCATCCACGACTACGACGTTCGCCCGCTGAACGAATTCGGCGAGGAACAGGTCGAAGAAATGCGCGTCATCTACCCCGGCCGCTACGACCTCTACACACTGGGCCAAGAACTGGTCGAGTTCACCGCCACGGGCGGCTACAGCCTCGACGAAATCCCCCTAGTCCCGATCTACAGCAACCGCCGTGGCCTGCTGGTATCCCAGCCCCCGCTGCTGGACATTGCAAATCTGAATATCACCCACTACCAACGCCAAGCCGACCTGATCCACGCCCTTCACATCGCCGCCATGCCCACCCTCGTCCTAGAGGGCTGGGACGACACCACCGGCTCCGCAACGATGGGCGTCAACTACGCCATCGCCATGCAACCGGGCAACAAGGCGTACTACGTGCAGGCCGACGCCACCAGCTTCGACGCGCAGATGCAGGAACTCCAGTCCCTGGAGAGCCAAATGTCCACACTGGGCGTTACCAAACTCTTCGGCCAGAAGTTTGTCGCTGAGTCCGCCGAGGCCAAGCGCATCGACCAAGCCCAATCCAACAGTGTGCTCTCGATTATCAGCCAAGAACTGGAAAGCGCCCTCAACCAAGCCTTTGCGTTTGCCGCCCAATACGTGGGCATGGAACCCCCCGAGATCACAATTGACCGCGACTTCGACTACTACCGCCTAATCGGCCAAGACGTGTCTGTGCTGACGCAACTGAACCTGATGGGCAAGATTAGCGACGCGATGCTGCTGGAGATCCTGCGTCGCGGCGAAGTCCTGCCTGACAACATCAACATCGAAGACGAAGTTGAGGCCGCCGGCAAAACCGCAACTGCCCTCACAGAAGAACCAGAAACAGAGGAAGAACCCGACTCCAGCGACAGCAGGAATGAATCTGCTATGTCTTAACTGCTAATCTATAAGTGTCCAAGTAACACATAACTGTGCCCGAAGAACAGCAAGCACCAGTGACTCTTGTGGAGCCTGTTGCCCCTCAGCCTGTGGCTGAAAGCTCCGATCTGGCCGCCCAACTCGAAGCGCTTCGTGCGAAAAACCAAGAGTTGATCGCCGAGCGCCGCAAGGACCGCGAAAACCGCGAAACCCTTCAAAAACAAATCGAGGATCTGCGCATCGCGCAAGAATCCGCAAAAACCGCAAAGTTGGCGGAATCCGGCGAGTTCAAAACTCTCTGGGAGCAAGCCCAAGAAACAGTCGCCGAGCTCAAGCAAAAGCTCGCAGCAAAAGAATCCGAAGTGGAACAAATCCGCCAAGGATTCACACAAGAACAAGTGAAGTCCGCTGCGATAGCACAACTCTCCCAAGCTGGTGCACTGGCACCTGATCAGCTGTATCGTTTACTTCAGGAGAACCTACGCGCTAAAGAAGGACAGCCTGTGGCTGTTGTCGGCGGCGTCGAAGTTCCAGTTGGTGAATACATCGCCAACTTAAAGAACCCCGGCAGCGGTTACGAGCATCATTTTGCAGCTACGAACCGTGCCGGCATGGGTGTTACGGGTAGTGCCCGCAATACCTCCCTCCCCGGCCAAGCCAACCCCTGGTCTAAGGACAGCTGGAACGTCACTCAGCAAATGATGATGTTGAACAGCGACCCCGACAAAGCCCGGTTGTTGAAAGCTGAGGCCGGCCTCTAGCCCCTGTGGGGCAACCTCCCCAACCTTGACTCCACTGGAGCTACCAAATGTCTGCTTCTAACAGCAACTTCGGGGGAACTTTTCTCTCGAACCTTGTAACTCGTCCCGAGTTTCTTCAGTACACCGCTGAGGGCATCTTCGAGCAGTCGAAGTGGATCCAGAGCGGCATCGTGCAGCGCAACGCTGCCCTCGACGCCCGCGCTGGCGGCACCCGCGTGCGCGTGCCTTTCTTCGACCCCATCGCCCCTAGCGAAACCCAAATCCTCTCCACCTCCAGCTGGAACGGTGGCTTGGGTTATCTGACCGCCCAGAACGTCACTGCCGACGAGCAGATCATGACGATTCTGCACCGTGGCTTTGCCTACGCCGCAGACGACCTCAGCAAGCTCGGCTCTGGCGCCGATCCTTTGGCCCACGTCCGCAACCAGCTGACCGCCGCCATCAACAAACTGAAGACCGCCACCCTGTCTGCTCAACTGCTGGGTCTGTTCGGTGGTATCTCTGGCGCTGGCGTGCTTGGTCCCAACCAGACCGACAAATCGTTCGCTGGTGTCCCCGGTTCAATGACCGAGGCCAACTTCCTGAACGTTGCCAACGTGGTGGCCGCCAAGGCCAAGCTGGGCGAGCGAGGCGACAACTTCGACTCCATCGCCATGCACTCCAACGTTGCGTATTACCTCCAGCAGGTGGGGATGCTGACCTTCAGCACCTCTGCACTGTCTGCAGGTGGCGCCGTTGTGTGGGGCGGCGGCGGTGTGGGCGTGACCCAAACCGAAGTGGCGACCTTCGCCGGTCTCCGCGTGGTGATCGACGACCAGCTGACCGCCCTGACCGGCGGCACCTCGACTCACGCCAAGAAGTACCCCGTGTACCTCTTCCAGAGCGGCGTCGTTTCCGAGGGCATCCAACAGGATCTGCGTCTGGCTGCAGACCGCAACATCCTGTCGATGCAGGACATCCTGGCCGTGGATTACCACTACGGTTACCACGTGACCGGCACCAAGTGGAACGTGGCTGGCGACAACCCGACCAACGCTGCCACCACCGGCAACCTGGCCGACACCGCCTCCTGGAGCCTGGTGTACAGCAGCACCAAGCAAGTGCCCATCGCTCGCTTGCTCTGCAATACGCCCTTCGACACAACGGCGTACTGACAAACAGCTTTACTTGCTGTACGATACGGGCTCCTTACGGGAGCCCTTTTTTCATGGAATTACGTCGGATCCCTTCGGTAATCGGTTACAGCGCAACAAAAACAGGAGAAATTTACAGCCACCATCGGTTTGAACCTTTTCCCTTAAAGCAGACTTTGCATACTCAGGGGTATAGACAGGTCAACTTAAAAACAACTAAGGGTTTTAGAACTCGATTAGTCCACGTTTTGGTTCTTGAGGCATGGGTAGGTCCACGCCCAGAAAAAATGGTTACAAACCATAAGAACGGAGACAAAACCGATAACAGACTTGAAAATCTTGAGTATGTAACGCAAACGGAAAATATGAAGCACTCCTACGCAATGGGGCTAAGCCCAAAACCACCAACGCGCTACGGGGAACAGCTGACGCACCTTACAAAAATGACAACAGAAAAAGTCCTGGCTCTACGAGCCGAAAACGACCGCGAACCAGGCTATCTACAGCGTATGGCAAGTAAGTACGGAATTACTGCCGCAACAGTGTCAAAAATCCTGCTGCGCCAAACGTGGAAACACCTTTAACCCTCAATCTCACCAATCCGAATCCGCTCCTGATACTCAAAAATCACTGGAGCACGACCCACCATCTTGTAAGAGTGGCTGAGCAGTTCACGAAATACATGCGGACTGACGGCCAGCTCCTGCTGGATAGTCTCTGCATCTTTACCGGCAGCGAACATTTCGCGGATTGCCTCAGCAACAGGCTCCAGTGCGCGAACGGTGTCACCGGGCAGCGCGGACGGTGCGGATTTCTCCTTTACTTCTAGGCTGTCAGCAGCTTTGCGAGCAGGCATGAGTACAGTGCGTCTCTTCGTACTACAGGATAACTGTCGCAGCTTTGTTGACGTTCAGTACGGCCAACACCTAGAAGCCCAAGCCGAACTCGAAATGTTTGGCGCCAAGGTTTATCACTCAATGGTGCTACGTGACCCACCCAAACAGAGGAAATCACGCACTGGCGCTAGACTCAAACAAAGGATGTACTGATTGTGGCTGCCGTCATTGATGCCACTGTTGCCGGCGCGTCAGCCAATAGCTACGTGACGCTGGCCGCCGCAAACACATACTTCGAGACCGTCCCAGACTCGGCCACTTGGACCGATAAGACTGACGACCAAAAAAACCGCGCCCTCATCAGCGCCACCCGCTGGATCGACGCCCTCAGCTTTTACGGCGACCGCTGCACCACAACCCAAGCTTTGAAGTGGCCCCGCGAGGACTTCGAGGTTGACGGCATCGAACTGGTCTGCACCATCATCCCGACAGAAATCAAAGTCGCCACCTACGAACTGGCACGCGCCCTCGCCAACGACACAGACGCCATCACGGGCAGCACCGGCACAACCGGCCTCTACGACCAAGTGGAACTGGGCGAACTGAAGGTCAAATACAAGTCCAGCTCGACAACACCAGGCATGGTGAACAACGTCTTCGACCTATACCCCTGGCTGCAGACTTACCTTGGCGCTTACTGCATGGGCGGCGCCACCAACTACGCCGTCCGTCTACGTCGAGGCTGACATGGGCCTGATCGACACCACTTTCGCCCCAATTCCCACCTCAGTCCTCGCCGACTGGGGCCAAAACATCACGTACATCAAAACCGCAACACCCCGCACCTACAACCCCACCACCGGAGCGGTCACTGGTTCCGACACTACCGTCACGGTCAAAGGTGTTATTACGCGCGTAAGTCCTCGTGAGGCCGAGGGTCTTTACCAAACAACCGATCTCAAAGTCATCATCGGCGTCAGTGAACTTGGCACCTACTACCCAACCGAAGCCGACCGCATCCAGTACCAACAGGCTGGAGCAACTCGTGAGGCAAAGATCATCGCCATCACCACTTATCGCGGCGACAACCCGGTCTACCACTCCCTAATCGTGAGGCCCCAATAATGGCACGTAAAGGAAATTTTCTAAACGAACTGGATCGCTTAGGACAAAATCTGGATCGTCTTGCTGTTGCAGCTTTTAGTCGAGGACCAGCTCGCGCCGCAGAAGAAATTGTCGTAGATCTACAAGAAGCAGGCCCTGTGTGGTCAGGTAAGTTTTCAAACTCTTGGCAAATTGAAACCACTGACGGACGCCGGACTGCAGGTGATGGGGCCCCTGGTGTTCCACGGCGTGTACCTGCACCACTGCTTAGCGGGCGCGGTTTTGCCTTCGATGATGTTAAGTACACCATCTCAAATTTCGCATCTTACGCAGACGAAGCACGCGACTTAGCAGAAGGCATTTTTATCGACCCCGGTACAACTCCGCTAAAGGAATATGATCGCGGCACTCGTGTAAGTGGCTATCGCGGCGACTTGATAGGGGATGATGAAGGCCCTAACCGCAGCACAGCCCCACTTGACTGGTACACAACCTATGCCCGTGGCGGTGCTATAGATAGGCGGATACGGATTGAAATGGACGAAGAACTGGGACGCATCCGTTTATGAACTACCAAGCAATCCGCGCCGCTGTCGAAAATCCGCTTCTTACAGCGTTTGGTGCACTGGTGCCACCAGTACCCGTGTATTTCGACAACATCACAGCGGTCCCGCCTAACACCACCACTGAGTACGTTCGCGTCAATGTTACTTTCGGTATTACCAACGAACCCACGCTTACCAGCAGCGTTGACAACGCCCGTGGCGCTGTTGTTATCCGCATTTTCACCGAAAAAGGCAAAGGCCCAGCCCGCAACCAAGCATTGATCACCACAGCAGTCAATGCATTGGAAACACTAAACAACACCGCCAAAACAACAAGCGGCGTGTTTTTCCGCGTCGGCGAAATCAATGGGCCGACATTTTCAGCGACAGAGGAAGCCCCACACTTTGTAGGAAGGATTGATACCTCTTACGTCGCAACTGTTTTGTCGTAGGTGATGCTTAACAACAGGCGCTAACCTGTATTAAGCCGGGCAGTGCCCGCCCAACAACGTTCACTTGGTACGCCCTATGGCCACCACCGTTCTGTCCGGCACGTCCGGCGCTCTTTACTACAAACCCGCCGGCACCACCGGCACTTTCGGCGAAGCCGGCGTCAACACCGGCACCGATGTAATCACTGTTGCTCCCTACCTGAACTTCAAGGCAGGCGACCCGGTGAAATTCCGCGTGGTGAACAGCCAGACCGGCGGCTCCGGCACCGGCACCCTGCCTGCGCCCATCTCTGACGCCACCACCTACTACGTCCTGAGCTACACCGCTGCAACTGGTGCGCTCACCGTATCGACTTCTGTTGGCGGCACCATCTTGGCCATCACCGACGATGGTACTGCGGCTGCCCCCAACGAGTTCGAGGTGTACTACGCCGATTTCGCCGTTGTCGGCCAAGTCCGCGACTGGAGCTTCGAGATCAGCCGCGCTGAGATCGACGTAACCACCATCGGTCAAACCCCTGGCCAGTACGTGCCCTTCCGCAGCTACATCAGCGGCTTTGGCGATGGCACCGGCACCGCAACGGTCTACATGACCAACGAGGACGCCGCCCTGTCCAACCGCATGATCGAGGACGTGCTCCAGCGCCAGCAAAACGGCGCTGCCTTCAAGCTGTACACCGACCGCGTGTATAGCGGCGGCACCCTGAGCGATACCCTTAGCCGTTCGATCAGCTTTGATGCCGTGCTGACCTCTGCCAGCCTGAACATCAACCCCGACGACGCCCAATCGGTGACCGTCAACTTCCGTCCCGCCGGCACCCCTACCTTCGACTTCTCCAAGTCCTGATAGGCTGCTGGAGCAGTTGGATTCAGCACCCCGGCCTAACCGCCGGGGTTTTTTATTTCTAGTCCGCTACAGTAGTCCGAGAAAGACCAGGACTTCATGCCTGCCTCAATTCCAGTCCGCGCTATTGATCGCCTGCGCAAAGCAGCCAATCTGGAGCCGGTCAAAAAACAAGTTGAACTGTCTGACGGCAGCACATTTGAAATGTGGGTGGCACCATTGACGATGGCTGAGCGCGAACGCGCCCAAAAACAAGCCAAGTCCGACGACGCCAACGCCTTCGCACTTCAACTGCTGATCGCCAAGGCCCTCGACGAAAACGGCACCAAGCTGTTCAGCGCCGGTGAAATCGACGTCCTTAAAAACGAAGTCAAGGACAAAGACCTCCAAGCTCTGATGCTGGCGATCTTGACTGACGACGCCGAGCCCATCGACCCCAAGAACTAGCCAAGGAGCTTCGCCAGGACAACTGGCTCATGCTCCAGTTCGGCGTCGCCAAAGAGCTGGGACTAAGCCTCGGCCAAGTCCGCAGCATGATGACCGCCGAAGAACTCCTTGGCTGGAGCGCGTACTTCCAGATCCTGAACGAGGACCAGCAAAAGGAAATCGAAAAGGCCAAACGCCGCCGCTAACCCGGTGGCTTTTTTGTCGCGTAAACTGAAGTACCAGAGTGTGACGCAGCGCCGTGGCTTACAGAGCCGATATCGAAATTGCGGTACGCGGCGCCCAAGATCTGAAGCGCTTACAGAATGAAATATCGACTGCTTCAAAGCTAGTCAATCAACTTAATCAGTACATTGAAACTTTTGGCGGACCTTCTATTGTCCGTAGTATTCGTAACTTAAAAGATGTTGTAGGTGAAGCCGCTACAGCGTTTAATAAAGCAGCTCTAGGTACTGATGAAGCGACTATTGCAGCCAAGAAATATATTGAAGCTACGGCAGAACTTAATGCAGGGTTACGTGAACGTAAAGAATTACTTTCAAGCATCACAGAGCAAGAACGTAAAGCCCGACTGGCCCGTTCTGGTATTGTCGAAGTAACTCAGTACGGAGGTCCAATTGGACCGGGACAAGCTAGTCCTGTGGCCTTGCGTTCAGAATTGCGTGGGCGTACACAACAAATTCTCGATGAGCGTAAAGGCGCAAAAGAACTTGAATTAGCTCTACTGGAACTTGAAGAAAGGCGTAGAACAGAAACAAATGCCATGCTGGACGCTAAAGCTGCGTCGGTAGCTCTGCGTGCTGAAAGGGAAAAAGAAGTATTTCTTGCAGGTAAAACACAATTTGCAGAACCGATTGGTCCTGGCCAAGTCTCCCCGGTGGCACTTAGCAGCAGAGTAGAAGGGCGCATACAAAGTATTCTTCAAGAACGACAAGGCCGCAAAGAATTAAATGCAGTTCTTGAAGACCAGTTTGAGAAAGAAAGACAACTGCAAAACAATCGTCTTGACGAAAAAGCTGCACAAGTACAGGCAGCCCTAGACAAACAAACTGCTGCCACTGCTGAGACAGCCGCACAAACAGCAAAGTTAAATGAGAGAACTCTAGAATTTACAGCGCGTACAGACCAAGCAGCTCGTGCTGCGCGAGCGCAAACAGCTGAGTATCTGCGCCAGCAGCGCATTCTCAAAGAACTACGAAAAACACAAGCAACTGCTCCTGCAGGAGGTTTCCCCGTAGAAGGACCTATGGCAAGTCCGGGTTTCCGGGGTATGCAGCGCAACGTAGGTAAATTCGGAGAAAACCTAGCCCTTGGCGCAGGTTTTCCTTTGCTTTTTGGGGGTGGCCCCGGTGCTGTTGCTGGTTCTGTGCTTGGTTCATTCGTAGGCACAGGTTTTGGTGGTCAAATTCTTGGCGGGGCTATTGGACAAGTTTTGGACCAAACGCTGATAAAAATTAAAGACATAGGTAATGCAATTAAGCAGTTAAATTTTGACACTCTTACCGAGTCAGGAATTAAATTTTCAGCTGAAGTACAATCACAGCTAGACTTACTTCTGCAAGTCGGAGATGCGTTAACAGCACAAAAAATTGTAAGCCAAGAAGTTGCTCGTGAGACAGGAACACTACCTGGTGTAACTGAAGATGTAGCCAATAGTGTGAACATACTGAATGACTCTTGGCGTAAAACAATAAATGCCGTAAGCACCACAGCAGGGATTATCGCTGCCCCCTTAGCAGTCGCGCTAGCCGGTGTACTAGAAACAGTAAATAGTATCTTTAGAGTTTTAAATGGAGTGCTTAGTTTAATCGGTACAGGAATTAAAACAGCTGCAGAATTTGTTATCGAGTTGATCGGAGGTAAGGATGCTATTGAATTTATCAATAACGGTATAGATAAATTGAACAGCGGTCTTAGTGAAGCTACTGCCCGAGCTGCTGAATTTCGTAACACTATTAACCAAGCCGTAGTGCAATCAAGTATTGAGTTACGGGCCACTAAAGCGCTTACACCTGGTGTAACAACAGAGGATAAGCTTACAAATATAAATGTTCAAAAGCAAAAAGAACTCGATCTTTTGTTTCAGGATGAAATAGATGCCCGCATTAAAATTCGCCAAGAAAATGCAAAAGCCTCAATAGAAACTGTAGAAGGGTTAATAAAACAAAATACATTGCTGTTTAAAAACAAACGGGAAAACATCGAGATAAATGCGCAGAGACAAATTACGGCTGAAATTCAACGCAACCAAGCTGAACTGGATCGCAGGGCCGCGCAGGAATTAGAGCGTCAACGTAAAGAGCTAGAGCGTATAGCTAAAAAACGTATGGAGCAGATGGACACTGCTCAACGTAACTATGTCCTAGCTGAAGCCGAAATAGGCATACTTACAGCCGTAAATGACGAGGCAAAAGCACAAGCGGAATACGATAAAGCACGCGTAGAGCGTATGTACTCATTTTCCGAACTGCTTAAAAACGCGCTAAGTGACGAAGAGCGTGAGAGTTATTTGCAAACTCAGTACCTTAATGCGTTAGGTGCACAGGTTGTCTTAGACAAAAAACTACTAGACATACAGAAAGAGCAGACCGCAGAGCTATACAAACAACTAGATGCTTCGGGCATTTTGAATGACCAAGTACAAAAACGCTTAAAGCGTGGTGCTATGCCCGAAGGTGGCGCAGATAGACGCATTGGGATTATGGGTTTTACGTCTGGACTTAACCTAGACCCCAACGATAAAGCAGCGCAAAAATATGAAGAAATGAAGCAACGCTTAAAAGAATTATCTGACCCAATCAACATGGCTGAACAAGGTGCATTAGCGATCGGTGATGCTTTTAGCACTGCTTTCCAAGGAATTATCAGTGGTACGCAGACTACCCAAGAAGCCTTAAGTAATTTCTTCAAAGGTGTCGGTGATGCGTTTATAAGCATGGCCACCGAAATTATTGCCCAGATGGTTGTTATGTTTGCCTTTAAACAACTACTTGGTTTGTTTGGAGGTGGCGGTAACGGTGGAATGTTCAAAGGCGCTGGACCGTACGCTATGCCGAAAGGCCCAGGTTTTGCGGAAGGCTTCTCGTTACCTAAACTTTACGCGGAAGGCGGCTTTGTCACTGGACCCACCAATGCCCTAATTGGCGAAGGCGGCGAGCCAGAGTACGTCATCCCCGCCAGCAAGATGCGTTCTGCAATGGGACGCTACGCATCCGGTGCTCGTGGTTCCAGTGTTATCCCGACAGGCAGCGATGGCGGCGAAATGGGCGGCACCGCCACAATGGCACCAGCAGCCATCGACGTTCGCTACACCGTGGAACGCATCAACTCGGTGGATTACGTCACCGCCGATCAATTCCGTCAGGGGATGCAGCAGGCTGCCGCACAGGGTGCCGCTCGCGGTGAGCAAGCCACAATCCGCCGCCTGCAACAGTCCCGTTCTACCCGTAGCCGCTTAGGTATCAGCTAATGAGTACCGGACCCGAGTTTGACGACAACATTGCCTACGGTTGCCTGCTAAGCATCTCCGAAAAAGGCGCCGGCCCCCGCTACACACTGCAGAACTTCTTTTCGACCGACAACATCGACCACAATGGCGGCGTGTACGGCTTCGCACCATTTGGATGGAGCGGCGTCACGGTCAACCGCAACGGCGACAACCAAACCACCAACCTGATTTTCCCGAACAACGGCCTGACGCAGACGATTGCCGCCAAGATCCTGAACCAGGCCGGATGGCGCGTCGAAGTCGAGACCATGCTGTTTGACCCAGACGACCGCACCAAATTCCGATCACTAAGCAGCTACACCGGCATGGTCGTCGGCGGCATCTTCTCCGGTCCCACAATTGAGCTCGAGCTGGGCAACATCCTCGACGCCGTCGGGGCCGACGTCCCTCGTCGACGGCTTACGGAAGATCTCTTCGGTCCACTGCCCACCACCGCCAATGTGCGACTGCAGTGACCTCGTTGGCAAGCCGTACCGCCTTGGCGCAGATGGCAGCGATGGCGCAATCGACTGCATCCATTTGGTCTACACAGTATTGGGCAGATTAGGCATCCCCACGCCTGAGTTCCAAGCTGACTGGTACACCGCCGACATTAAAACGGTCTTACGCGACATCCACAAATGGGGTCGTCGTGTTGCACAGCCGCAGTACGATGGTGACGTGGTAATGCTTGCCCACGACAACTGGGCTTTTGGGGTTACGTGGCAAGACGGCATTTTCTACATCAATCGGGATCTGCTGAAGGTGGCTTGGCTCCCTTTGTGCGCAGCACCCAAATGCCGCTGTTACCGTATGAAAAAGATCTAATTGAACTTCTCGGGCTTACGGAGGAAGAATATAAAGCGCACAAAAAAGAATTACTTTGGCAAAACAGAGAGCGTTCGGCTGAATATGCGCATATACCAGATATTCGATGCGATCCCCTAACAATCAGCATCATCAGCCTAGTTGTAGGTGTCTTGTCTACAGCAGCTAGTTACCTTTTAACTCCCAAGCCAGCTCAAGCTAACCAAGCTCGCATCCGCAACCGCCAGCTCGACAGCATCACCGGGCGTGATCGTTTCGCTCCTACTTACGGCTTCCAAGCAGGACAAGACATCTCCCGTTACGGCGAAACAATTCCTATTATTTTTACCAAGCAACTACAAGATCCGTCCCTAACCAATACTGCTGGCGGCTATACCGGCGGTGTGATGATCAGCCCCAAGCTGGTCTGGTCACGGCTATTTAGCTGGGGCAACTACCAATCTGCCGACCTCGTATTTTTGGTCGGGCAAGGGCGTATGTCGCGTGCGTTTGATCCCACCAATGCGACCCAAAAAGCCGCTGATCTCGCTGGTCTTTTCATCGGCCAATCACCGATTGACTCCCTTAGCGACCAAGATTTCTCTTGGTACTACTACCAAGGCGGTGAACCCAACGCAAACGGCATCGGTTACAGCACAGACAGCCGCCTAACGGGTCAACATTACCGCCACGGTGAGTTCAACAAGATTGATAACCCCCAGGTCAACGTATTTTTTGCTCCAACATTTGCCGGCGGTGACAGCGAAGCGTTTTCTCACACGTATTCGCCTAGCAATCAACTTCGTTTTGGCACGTACAACGCCATCCCGAATGGAACGCCTTATCGCGTCAACTGGCAAATCGCCTCACGTTTAGCGGATTACGAAGAGGAAGCTAAAAAAGATGCCAACGCTCGTCGCCTTCAGGTTGCGGGCAACTACGCAATGAACGGCACGGGCAGAAATTATCCACGCCGCGTAGGCGTTCTCCGATTTGTTCCAAAAATAGGCAGCGTAGAAACGGCTGATGCAATCACCGGTAACAACGGAAAACCGATCAGTACCGTTGTTGTTGGCGATTTAATCGAATTACGTTTTGGCGGGACAAAACTAGACACAAACGAACTTGAGTCGCAATTATTTAATCAAGACGCAACTCGCTATCGCAAAGGCGCGGTAGACAATGAAAGCATACGATCTGACATTAGCGGCGAGCTGGAGCAATACGATAATTTGCTTCAATCTGGTGAAAAATTTGTAATCGGTAATTGCTTATTTTGTGTCCTAAGAAGAGATATACCTGTATTTAACCGCAACGGATCAGCGGACATTACTGTAACGCTGCAATGTGAAGAAATATACGACGCCGCCCAAGGGTCCATCGGCTTAGTAAATCCGACGTATGTGTTTAACGAAAAAGCACTTCCCGAAAACATTAACGGTCCTCGCGTAGACATTGGTCAGGCATGGTATCCGCTGTGCCAACAAGATATAGCTTCGTTCCAAAATGTTCGTCAGTGCAGTTACACCGAAATCGGCATCCGTTCACAAGTGTGGATGCGATTCAACGGTCTTACAAACTTCATCTCCCTACCAGGACCAGCAAAACTATCGGATCTAGACGACCGTAATATCCAAGTTCAGGCTGGTACTGTCCAAACCTATGGGATGCGCTACAGCTTTTTCTCGCTGTATGTACGTCCAGCAGATGCTGGACCAAGTGCTAGTTGGGCACGCATCAATCAAATCCCTTTGGCCGTGCGCGGTAATGCACCACGCGATATTTTCAACTACTTACGAATTGCTCACCCCTTAAAACAGTGGGAATTCCGCTTGCGACCACTAAGTTCGGGCGAGCTAGTTCAAATTATTGGCAGCAATAGTGGTTTTTTACGGCTAGACACTAAAGAAAATTTCGTAAAAGTTCCTACGCTTGTCAACAATCAGCAGTTTACGTTTTACACTAAAGGCATTGAAGAGCGCATTGGTGATATAGCAATTAGCCCGCAAATGGTCAACGGGCGCCGCAGCAATCCGACTACAACCACGACATTTACTTTTGTTGTGACCTTGGTGCGAGCAGAAGTAAACGGCGTTACCGCCAACGAAAAACAAGTAAGTAACGGTATCGCAAAAGCAATTAACAAAGATCCCGACCCAGATGCTTCTGAGGGTGCGTACCCGAATGTCCCTTGGAGCGGCACACCTTTAGGCGGTACATATACCTTTGTAGATGCCGATGCCGCATTGTTCAAATTAACCGGAGCTGACTCAACCGAGATGCAGCTCAAGATGACTTTGCGTGCAACTCAACTACTCGGTCCGTATAACAATAATCGAGATATTTGGTGGACTATTGACAGCATTGATCCTATCTACATTTCTCCTGGTGTTACGAGTACTAAATGGAAAGACGGTACTGAGTATCAAATCAGTAAAACTTTATTTGACGGTAGCAAGATTACTTATACCTTCCGCCTGAACATCAGAAAAGCTGACAAGCAAACCAATATCGACGATGCCGAGCGCATTTTTGAGGCCAATGCGGCGATCTCTGAAGTCTCCCATTATGGCGATTTAATTACCCGCAGTTGCGATAGCGCTGCCGAACACGAAATCGTTTACGTCAACGAAAGTATCGACCCCGGAAAAAACGCTACCTACACGGGTTGCGCCATGGCGGGCTTAAAAGTTCGCAGCTCCCGCAACCTTGCCGGACTGGAGCAACTGCACATCTATCAGAAAAACGGCATCCTCGTAGAACGCCACGAGCGCACAGCGCAGGGCAACATCATCAGTTACGCCGCCACCGAGTCATCCAACATTTTCAGCGATCTGGTTTATTACTTACTGACCAACAGCCAAGCGGGCTTGGGTGAACTGATTGACAAGAATCAGATTGATCTTGGCTCCTTTGCCACGACGGCATCCTTCCTGAAAGCCAATAAGTTGTACTACGACGACGTGATCGTTGAGCCAACGAATATCCGCGATTTTGTCGCCAGTATCGCGCCGTCCATGCTTTGCAACATGGTCACACGTAACGGCAAATTTGCGCTTGAGCCTGCGTTGCCCTATGACCCGACCACCTACCTGATGATGCCGAAATTCCCGGTAACGCCTTCGATTTTGGTCAAAGCGCTATTTACGGACGGCAACATCATCGAAGATTCCTTCGAGCTGAATTACCTCAACTCAGAAGAGCGCAAGCCAATGAAGGTGGCGCTGCGTTACCGCTCTGAATATCCCAACCGTTTCCCGGAAGAGCGCACAGTGTTGGCGTCGTACAACAACGATCCGGCATGGTCAAACGCCCCAATCGAAGAGTTTAATTTCACCCATATCACCAGCTACGAACACGCTGCCCTCGTCGCCAAGTATTTCCTGAGCGTGCGCCGTAATATCACCCACACGATTAGTTTTAAAACCACGCCTTACGGCAACGCACTGGCACCAGGTGACTACATCCGCGTTGTTACACAGCAGAACATTTACAACACTGCTATTTACAACGATGGTTACATCACCGAAGACGGCAGCGTTATTTCATCCGAACCACTGGCGCAAAATCAGCAGCACGACGTTTTCCTCTGGGACCGCTCAGACCGCGAAGTCAAAGAAACGCAAATTTTCGTAGACATCAACAACAAAGTACAAAGCGACAAAAATGCCTTCTTTGCGATCCGCGATAATAGCAATACCTACAACTTGGTGTACTTGGTCGAATCACTGCAGCTTGACCAAGACGGACTGGTGCAAGTCGTCGCCAGCCACTACCCAGTCACACTTGCCCGCAAGAGCGTGATTTCAGAAGAAATCAATGTCCAGACAGGCATCTTTACAATAGAAACGTCCACCTGAGCGCCATGGCATACCCATCGTCTGTGGTTCCCACCTCGCGCTCGGTGCGACTGGGCGATTATCCGGTTCGGTCGTTTCGCGCTCAAAACGGTAAGGAACTGCGGATGCTGTATGGCAACCGCCGCAGCGGGCAGGAACTGGAACTGACCTACGAAAACATTTCGGATTCGGATGTTGTCGGTTTTACCGCCCACTACGAGGACATGAAGGGCACACACGGATCCTTCGATGTTCCAACCTCCAACTTTGACGGCTGGGGCGCAAATGTTGCCTCCCCGTTTCAAGAACCCCAAAACAACCTGTACCGCTTTGCGGATGCGCCTCAGATCACTAGCGTGAGACCAGGGCGTAGCACCGTTGTTGTCCGTCTCGTGAGCGTAATCCGATGAGCAAGATGTACACAGGCCGCGACGGTCGCATGTTGCTCGGCACCACCGACCTCGGCAAGGTGACCAACTGGACCCTGCAGGCGGATCTGGAAACACTGGAGACCACCTCGTTAGGTGACTACCAGCGCGAATACACACCCGGCGTGCAGTCCTTCAGCGGAAGCGCCACACTGCTGTATTACAACGACGGCACCGCAAACGACGCCAGCACGCTTTTGCGTGAAATCGTCAAAACCGGCAGCGTGACAACACCAGTAACGCTGACTTTGCGGTTGACTGATGGCACAACCAACAGCGATGCAACCTTCAGCGCTTATATCACCAGCGCCAGCATTGGCGCATCCGTGGGCGAAGTATCGTCAGCGCAAATTAGTTTCCAAGCCACTGGCGCACTGACCACCGCAACACTGTAATGAGCGTCTACCTTGGCACTTACGGTTACGTCGCCCTTAAGCGCACATCGCCAACACAGGCTGTGCAAACAGTGCTGCGTATCGGTGACGTAAACGCTGGTGCCAACCGCTTTCTTTTACGCGACGACAACAATACATTTGTAACCGGCGATTACATTTACATCCAAAACAACGCCGTTGCTGATCTCGACTTTATCGCTGCAAGCGGCTGGTACGACAGCCAAAGACACCGCGATGGCAACTGGTACATCAATGTTGACGATGTAGGCGGCATCAGGCTTTACGACACTTACGCCAAAGCGATTAGCGGCAACTCTGCCGAAGCTGTTGATATAACCGTACCCGCCGCAGATTTAACTCTCAACATCACAATTCAAAACAAGGATTACTTAACTCTCGGACAGGTCACTAATTACGAGTTAAGCACACAGCGCGAAACGATTGACGTTACTGCTTTAAGCGACCAATTCCGCTCGCAGTTCGGTGCGTTAATGTCCGGCTCTGGTTCGCTCCAAGCGCACTGGAACTATCAAAACGCAGGCGAACAATCCAACTATTTGCTGCAGCTTGCCATTCGTACTGAAATTGGCAGCACGTTTGACGCCCGGTTTTACATCAAAACGGCGGAATACACCTCAGGGATGGGGATCGACGAGACAGACGACGAGATTTATTACGAGGTCTCGGGCGTCATCACACAGGCTGGGATTGCCTTTTCGCCAGATTCCATTGTTCAAGTCAACGCTGATTTTGTAACCACTGGTCCAATCCGCTTGAAGGTGCGGACGCTGAGTTACGACGAACTGCTCCAGGAAACTGGCGATCGCATCCTGCAAGAAAACAGCAGCTCAATTCTGCTGGAGTCATCCAACTAAACTGGTAGCTAAGAGCCTCCAGCCGTAAAGACGTGGCCGATCTAAAAATTTCCCAGCTAACGTCCCTGCCTGGCGGGAGCGTAGATGCTGGCGATGAACTGGCGATTGTTCATTTAGGCGATACCCGTAAGGTCACGGTCAAAAACCTGCTGGAAGGCGGCGTTGATGACATGGATTCGGCTACGATCCCAAGCGCCAAGGTCGATTTTGCCGCTGGTTCCATCGTTGCTGCCTCATTGGCGACTGATGCGGTTACAACAGTCAAGATCCAAGCTGACGCGGTAACTGGCGCCAAGCTGGCTGATGATTCCAGCGCCGTTGTTATCGCCACCAGCCTGCGTGGCAGCGGTGATTTTGAAGGTCAGCTTCACGTTGATAGCGATACCGATAAGGCTTCCTACTGGGACGGCAGCGCATGGGTTTATCTCAAGGCTGCAGGTTCTGTCAACACAGTCACGGGCGTCACCAGCGGCATCGTCAACATTGTTTCTGCCGCCAGCAACGACTCGATCACGCTGACCCCATCACTAGACAACACCAGTAATGCCAACGAGTTTTTGGCTGGTCCTACAGGTGGTGGCGGTGCTGTTGCTTACCGCACGATTGATCCATCAGACCTGCCTTTAGCCAACACCTCACTGCGTGGTGCGGTGATCGTCAACGGCAACGGCTTGACGATGGATGCAGGCGTCATCGAAATCGACAACACCGTCACCGCACAAGCCAGCCCGGTCTTCCACAAGATCGCTTACAACGCCCAAGGTCTTGTCACCAGTAGTTCCTCTGTCGCTGGCGCTGATCTGCCTGTTGCCACATCCAGCACACCTGGCGCTGTTCAGCCTGGCACTGGTCTTGTTGTTGATGGCGTCGGCGTCCTGAACCACGACAACGCAGTTGCTAGCGGCACGGTCAGCGGCATCAGCTACGACACCGAAGGGCATATCACCAATGCGGTGCCCTTGGTTGCCGGCGACATTCCCAACCTCGACGCCAGCAAAATCACAACGGGTTCGCTGGATGTAGCCCGTATTGCTGCCAACACAGTTACTGGCACAAAGCTGGCGAACTACGCCATCACCAAGATTGGTGACACGCAGCCGACTGCTGACCAGATCGGCCAATTCTTCTTTAATCCGCTGACTCGTGACCTGTTCCTCTGGGACGGCAACGTGTTCCAGCCGATCGGCATCTCGGTCGGTGAGATTATTTTCGCTGGCACGTTCGATGCGTCTGCCGGTGGCGGCACCGGCTTGGTTGCTTCGGTAACTGACGAGGGCACTGCAATCGGCTTAGTTGTTGGTCAACCGTTGCCAGCCGCCGCAGCGGCCAATAACCGGTACTACCTCGTGGTGTCGGAGGCTGGCACGATCACCAGCGGCAACGCACCAAATGTTGCGCTTAGCCCGCCGGACATTGTGCTGTCAAACGGCAACCAATGGACTGAAATCGACGTTTCTCAGACGATTACCAGCGTTAGCGCCAACCAAGTCAGTTACACACCAAGCGGCAGCGTTTCGGCTAGCAACGTCCAAGCTGCAATCGACGAGCTTGACACAGAGAAATTAGCCAAGGCAGGTGGCACCGTTACCGGTCAAGTGCTGATTGGCACGACTGGCTCGCTGGCGTTTGAAGGCAGCACAGATAACGCTTTTGAAACCAGCGTTGCAGTTACCGATCCAACGGCTGATCGCACCGTCACGATCCCGGACCAAGACGGCAACTTCCTGATTAGCGGTAACGCCAGCATCGTCAACGCTGACATCAATGCCTCCGCTGCGATTGCAGACACAAAACTCGCCACAATCAGTACCGCCGGCAAGGTAGCCAACTCGGCAACCACTGCCACCAACGCCAACACCGCCAGCGCCATCGTTGCGCGTGACGCCTCCGGTAACTTCAGCGCGGGCACAATCAGCGCAGCCCTGAGCGGCAACGCCAGCACCGCGACCGCACTCGCCACCTCGCGGAACATCCAAGGTGTTGCCTTCGACGGCACCGCCAACATCACGGTCGTCACCGCCGGAAGTGGCATCTCGGTAACCGGCACAGCGGTCGCTAACACCGGCGTCCTCTCGGTGAACGGCAACGCTGGCGCGATTACAAACGTGGCGGTAACTAATGCCGCCCAGAGTTTTACTGCACAACAACGCGGGACAATTTCTGCACTAACAGATGGCGCAACGATTACGCCGGATTTCAGTGCTGCTAATAATTTCAGCGTTACGCTAGGGGGAAACCGAACACTGGCTAACCCAACTAATTTGACGGCTGGAGCTAGTGGCTGTATCTGGATTACGCAAGATGGCACCGGATCGCGGACCTTGGCTTATGGCAGCTACTGGGACTTCACCGGTGGCACTGCACCAACGCTGACGACAACAGCCAGTGCGCGAGATTGTCTGGTTTATTCAGTGCAATCCAGCACGCAGATCACCGCAACCCTGATCACCAACCTGAGCTGATCTGATGATTCCCGGAAGCGCTAATCCCCTCCTGCTTGCCAGTGCTGCAGCCGGTGGATATTCCATTAGTAGAAGCCTTCGTTTCAACAGTAGTGACAGTGACTTGTGGCAAAACCTTTGTAATACACAGGAGGCAGCAAAATGACTATCCCAGGAAGCGCAATATCTCTTCTTCTTGCAGGCGCAGCTACCGACCCTAACCTTGT